GTCACACCATTTGAATCAGTCACACTCTCTGGTATCGGGAGAAATACATTACCAAGTATTGTTTCTTTATTTTTTTTGATTGCTTCAGAACTTGTTCTTAATCGAAGAGGTTGTTGTTGTGTAGTTTCAAAACCAGGTGGTTGATATTCTAAAACTTGTATCTGCAAATAATCACTATCTTTCTCTAACCTTGCCATCGGATATCTAAAATCACCAAATTTTCTTTTGTTTCCCGTTGCCATTATTGTTTTTTAGTTATTTAGCATGATATTACCAAAAGGTAACTCTCTCACGTCTGATAATTCATCAGGATTCACTTCATAAAGTTGTCCGACAAGTTCATTACTGGTATAATTACGATATTGCCCAATGTGTAGATTTATTCCTCGAAAACCCCACTCAAATACATCAGTGACTGCGACTAGAGGGTTTGAATCGAATTGAATGTTAGGAGTTTTAGCATTATATACGAATACGTAATATTTTCCAACACTCGGAGATGATGTAACAGTGCTGTTTAATTTATCCATCAATTCAATCATGATATCATCAGCTTCCTCTGTTCCGATCAGATTATCTACAACAGATCTCACCCTATTTTCATTATCATCAGTTGGATAACTGTTCATCTCTTGATACCTAACTCATCTTCTGTTAGCACTTTAAATTCCCACATTCGATCTTTACAAAATTCTTCTGCTGCTTTCCACTTGGCTTGATTTCTTGCATATTCATAGACTTCATAGATATATCCTTTTGTTTTTCTTTTTTTCATCTTTGGTTCGACAGTTTGTCTTTTTGGTTTGATCTCGATGATATATCTTTTTATTTTTCCATTCTGTTCCTTCACCTTAATATAAAAATCAGGATAGTATCGATGTATTTTATTATCAACTGGTGATCGGTAAGGTAGCATGATTTCCTCACTTCCCCACTCAAGTATTTTAGTATGATTATCACAATAGACCATGAATTTTCTTTCCCAAAGTGACCGATAAATTATATTAGAGGGGTTACCTCTATACTTTTTCGGATTCGATGGTCTATATCTTCCCTTATATGACATCTAAATAGATAGTAAGACAAAATATAAAGTATTTAGATGGTTCGTCCTAGAAAAATAGCAGATATAAAACCAATACTGACTAATGTAGCACAAACATCTCATTATCAGGTGTTTTTTGATGGATTATCACAAGATCTTTTTAAATTTCTTGGAACTAAGGGTGTTAATAAAAGATTTATAACTGAAAACGCTGGATTGTTGTGTAGTCAAGCTTCTATACCAGGCAGTTCTTTAGCTACAACCGATATATTCGGTAATTTTACAGGTGTACAAGAAAAATTTGCACATACTAGAATATTTACAGAACTTACATTAGAATTTTATGTAGATAAGGATTATAAAATGATTAAATTATTTGAGCACTGGATAGATTATATTGCAAGTGGTTCCGAAAAAACATCACCTAGTGTTAGAAAAGATAATTTAGGTTATTTTTATCGAATGAGATATCCAAGAGGTTCATCTGGTTACAAATGTGATAAAACAAAAATTATAAAATTTAATTTGGATTATAGATCAGAAATAGAGTATACTTTCTTCGGATTATTTCCAATTAACTTTTCCTCTACACCCGTACAATATGGAAATTCTGATGTATTAAGATGTAATGTGACGTTTAGTTACGAAAGATACATAGCTGGAAAGGAGACAAGTTTATCATTTAATAAGAATGAAAGTGAAAACTTGAAAGAGGGTTCAGTGAAGGGATTTTTCGTTGGTGATGATGGATCACGAGTTCCAATTAACTTTTCCAACTGACGAAATTCACTTTTTTATTCCAAAAATCGGGGAAAAAAAATTCGGCAAATTTTTTGCTCTGGGAGGATTTGTAAAAGTGCTATAAATAAAAATACTGAAGTGTTATAAACATTATGCCATTACCAAAAATTGCGACACCAACCTATGAGTTGGTTCTTCCTTCTTCTGATCGAAAAATAAAATTTAGACCATTTTTAGTAAAAGAGGAGAAGATTTTAGTTATTGCAATGGAATCTGAAGATCAAAAACAAATAACTAATGCGATAAAAACTGTCATTAATAATTGTATATTATCAAGAGGTATTAAAGTAGATAAATTATCAACATTTGATATTGAATATCTATTTTTAAATATAAGAGGTAAATCTGTAGGTGAAAATGTTGAAGTATTAGTAACTTGTCCTGATGATAATAAAACTCAAGTTCCTGTTATCATACCATTAGATGAGATAAAAATTGAAAAAAATCCTGAACATAAAAAGGATATTAAACTAGATGATAATCTTGTTATGAGAATGAGGTATCCATCTCTTAGTGAATTTATTAAATCTAATTTTGATTTTGATGGAAGCATCGGAGTAGATGAATCATTTGATTTAGTAATATCTTGTATAGATCAAATATACAACGAAGAGGAATCATGGACTTCTTCTGATTGCACTAAGAAAGAAATGTCAGAATTTTTAGAGCAACTAAGTTCAAAACAATTTAAAGAAATTGAAAAGTTTTTTGACACAATGCCTAAATTATCACATAAGATAAAGGTAAAGAATCCAAAAACAAAAGTTGAAAATGAAATTGTATTAGAAGGGTTATCATCTTTTTTCGAGTAGGTATGGCTCACACAAATTTAGAGTCATACTACAAAATTAATTTTGCTTTAGTCCAACACCATAAATACTCTTTGACAGAGATTGAAAATATGATTCCATGGGAAAAGGACGTATATGTTGCTCTTTTGGAACAATACATTGAAGAAGAAAATTTAAAACAAAAACAACAACGTGGCATCTAACATCTCACAAGATAAATTTTTTAATATACAAAGTAATCCTAATTTGGATGCGGCGGATACTGGTGTCGATTCAAGTGGTAAAATATTATCTAAAGAAGAAAGAAAAGCAATATTTAGAAGAAGAAGAATAAATCCAAAAAAAGTGTTTGGAGGATCTGGAGCAATTGTAAAGGTTGATAAATCTCCAAGTAAAACTCCGATGGGGGCATTAATTAAATCAGTATCCAATATACAAAATACAGTTCAAAGGATAACAAATTTTATCGCTACTGATGCTGAAAAAGAGAAAGAACAACAAAGACAGGATCAAAGAGATCAATTTGTTCAAGATGATAAAGATAGAAAAAAGAAAAAAGAGGGTCTTTTAGAGGGTATAGGTAAATCAATTGGGAAAAGTTTACTAAAACCTGTAGAAGCAGTTGGTAAAAATGTAAAAGGAATACTGGGTAGATTGGGTGATGCTTTCATGGCAATTTTTGGAGGATTTATTGCTAATAAAGGAATAAAAATGATTCAGGCGAAAATGTCTGGTGATACAGATACTTTTAAGAAAATGAGGAATGAAATGATAAAGGGTTTGGCAGTTGTTGGAGGTATATTTCTTGCTTTAAATGGTGGATTACTTGCTCTACCTTTAATTATAAAGGGAGTCGCTCTTGCAGTCATTAAAATTGGTGCTGCTATATTAGCATTTTTGGCAAGTCCAGCAGGATTAATTGCTCTTGGAATAGCAGCAGGAGTAGGTGTATTGTTTGCGTTAAAAAAAGGTGTTGATGCAGTATCAACGAAAGGTGCTGGTGGAACAAAGTTTAAACAAAAGTTTGACAATCTAAAAGGTCCTTTAGCAGAGGCTGGTATTACAATCAAAGGCACAGGGAAAGATGAAAAATTTTATGTTGGGAAGTCAAATAGTAGAGGAAGAGGTCAAAAAACCGTAGAACAGGCAGGAACACCTGAACAAAAAGAAATCGTTGCGAATTATATTACAGAAAGAGATAGAGTAATAGGTATAAGAGATAGTATGAGAGCTGAAATAGATGCTAAAAAGAAATCATTGAATGAGGAATATGGCAGCAGAGGCGGAAAGGCTCAAAAGAAGAGTAGTTTAGTTAAAGAGGCAGAAGCAGAAATAAGAGGGAAGTATGAGGCACAACTTAATGGTGTAACAACATCTCCCAAAATTGATTCCAATCCTACAAAAAATAATCTTTCTACCTTAAATGAAACAGAACCACAAATCATCGATGCAACTACTAATTCAGGGGGTGGAAACATGGTGAGTGGTGGTAATGATGAGTTGACTACCTCTTTGCCTAACATACCTTCTTCAAATTCTGATAATAAATTTACATTATATTCACAAACTCAATATAATATGGTGATGTAAATGGCAGCAGTAGCAGCAATAGCAAAAATCGAAGCAAAAATCGCATCAAAATCAGCTGG